TTTGGTATTCGTATGGGAGCCGCCGGTGCAACACGCGCCACTTCACGCAAAGCTTTTCTGTTCCCGATTAATATCGGTCTAGACTTGAAATACATTGATGATGATCCTGCGCGCGCAATGGTGATGGCAGAATCGATGGTGATTCTTTCCATGATCGGTGGCCTGATATTCAATTTGAGACTCAGCGAAAGCATCAACTTTGACGTGCGGGTTGAGATTCCAGAAACGGTTCCGATCCCTCTAGCCTCGACCAACAATCCAGAATCTCCGGGCGGCATTGAAGTTTCATTGTCCCTGATTATTCACACGTTCTCAGGATTCTTCAAAGAAGTCTCGGCAGTCAATTCGGGCAACGCAACAATCAGCATGGAAATCGTGACTGAAGATGAAGAAGTAATTAAGACGGAGATTTAAATGAAAACAAGTAAAAAGATTCAACCACTTGATAAGACAGTGGTTCTGCAATTTCAAGTTCATGTGGCTGACCTTCACATGCGTACTCGCCAATTGAATGCTGCGCAATCAGCACGAGTTGGTGATGCCGAAACTTTTACTTCGGCCGATGCAAACATCACTACCGATCGTCCGGCAGTCATGACCGGAATCAAAAAGGTCGTGATTATCCATGCTTGGAAAAGTGTGTTTATTTCGCTGCGCAATGAAAGCGGTTTGATTGAGCGTATTCCATGCACCGGAACATTCATCATGTACGGTTCTTTCGACGAAGTGACAGTTTCCGCGCAAGCAGAAGGCGATCCGGTGCGAATCACTTACCTTTTCGCATAATCGTAATTTAGCGAAGTAGGAACTTTTGTATTTTTGAGGGAGAAATCCAATGGCAAATAATTCGTCTGCTGGCGTTTATACCAAGGAAATCGATCTGAGCCAACGGGTGCAAGGCGTGTCATCGTCAATTGCTGCAATCGTTGGTGAATCAGTTCGTGGTCCTGTCGGTGAACGCACGCTGGTAACAAGTACCAAACAATTCCTTGCGCAATTCGGCAAGCCTGATGCTTCGCTCACTTTCATGCATTACTGTGCGCTGGCATTTCTCGAACAAGGCAATCGTCTGTATGTGACTCGCGTTGCTCCGAATAACAAATTCGGTGGCGCAGTTATTTCGATCGCTAACGCTCTCAACACTTCGGAACCTTTCGCTGAAGGTCAGGACGATCCAAAAATCTATCCTTTCATTGATAGCGAACTGTTCTGCGTGTACGGTATCAATCCGGGTATCTGGAACGATGAACTCTCCGTGTATGTTTATCCGAATACGAAAGTTTCGGACGGTACGTTCTACGTTGATGTGTACACGAAAGGTATCAATCGTCCAGTCGAATCATTCTTGGTTCATCTGGATTATCGTGTTGATGGTTACGGCGTTCAGCAAAACATTGAAGAACATATCAATGAGCGTTCGTCATACATTCGCGTAAAACAGAATTTCGAGCAATCGGAGTACCTGAAAAATCCAGAACGCGTATTCATCAACACTCTGAACGTTGCGCGTTTTGCTGGTGGCGACAACGGTACGAAAGCTACCGAAAGCGATATCATCAATGCGTGGGATTTGTACGCTGACGTTGAACACGTTGAAGTCAACATGCTCATCAACGGTGGTTACTCGACTCCTTCGGTGCAACTCAAGCTGGATGCAATCTGCCAAGATCGTATGGACTGTATCGCAATTCTGGATACGCCACAGATGAAGCAGAAAGTAAGTGACGCTATTGCGTACCGTCGCAATTCGCTGATGCTGGATTCTTCGTACAGTGCTTTGTACGCACCGGACTATTTGATTCTCGATGAGATCAACGACATTCGTTTGTACGTTCCGCCTTCAGGTCACATTGCGGGTGCTTATGCACGTACTGATGTGGAAGCAGAACTCTGGTTCGCTCCTGCTGGTATGAATCGCGGTAGCCTGAATGTTCTCGGTGTTCGTCACACTTACAATCAAGGCGATCGTGATACGCTGGTTGATTCGCAAGTCAATCCAACGCGTGTGATTCAAGGTGCAGGCATTAAGATTTGGGGCGCAGATACTTTGCAGACAATGGCTTCGGCTTTGTCGAACGTCAGTGTTCGCCGTCTGATGCTGTTCCTCGAAAAATCGCTTTCACTTGCTGCTCTGTATTCCGTGTTCGATCCGAATGATGGTGTGCTGCGTAGTGAAATGGTTGAACTGTGCGAACGCTTCCTGAAACCAATCAAAGATGCACGCGGTCTGTATGGCTTTGGCGTGATCTGCGAAGATTCCAATAACCCACCTGAAGTAACTGCTGCCGGTGATTTGATTCTTGATGTGTATATCGATCCGGTGTTGCCTGCAAAGCGCATTCATCTGACCGCAACCATTCAGAAAACAGGTGCCCGTTTCAGTCAGCAGTAAGGACTACAAAAAATGAAAAAGAAAAACAAAGTAATTATCTCGCTGTCGCGTGGTGTTCCTGAGTCGGCAACGCTGGCTCGTCTTCGTTTGAAGGTCATGGACTACAACAAGCGCATTGATGATCGTTGCGCACGAGGTCAAGTCGTTTCTAATGATGACTCGGACGTAAAAATGGTGAGCGCGCTTCGTGAAGAACTGTCCACGAAAGCCGCAAAAGAAATCCTCGGCAATTCGCCAAAGTGAAAGGCAAACAATCTCTAATGGAGTAAATTGAAATGGCAACTAAACCAACCTTGGGCGATATCGCAGCAACGATTCTCGATCCAATGCTGTCAGATAACTACCTGCTGAATATTCCTGATATTCCGGGTAACGATGGTGGTGCTGCACAGGCTCTGCGTATGCAATGTACTTCGGCCGCAAAGCCGGGCGCGACATTGAATGCAGTTGAAGTTCAGGTCTTCGGCCACACTCTTGAATTTGCAGCGAACAAAACTTTCAGCCACGATATGTCGGTTGAATACGTCGAGAATCGCACTGGTAAAATCACCGACACGCTGGAGCGTTGGGCCGATCTTATCCGTGACACTGAAACGCAAACTGGTGAATACAAAGCCGGTTACGCGCGCAGTGGTTACTTCACGATCTTCGATAACAAAGGTAAGACTGTTCGTGAATACGAAATTCATGGCATGTGGCCTTCGGCTGTTCCTGATCTGTCGTTCAATGGTCAGTCGTCTTCGATCATCACTCTCAGCGTTTCGTTCAAGTTCGACCACTACACGCTGCGTAATCGCGGTGCGTAATTAATGGGAGGGAAGTAAGATGGCGATCAACACTCAATTGTCGCAGCTTCTGGAATCTGCTCGTCCTGATCCGATGCTAAGTTTCAAATGGGTTTGTGCTGATAACACGTTGCCGTTTGGTCTTCCCTGTCATTATCTGGAAGCGGTAGAGCTACCGTGGGAAAATATTCAAGTCGGTAATGGAGTATTCGTTGCTGGCTCGATGGTTTATTATCCCGGTAGTTCTGACGTAACCGGATTGAACTTGACACTGTACGAAGATCAAAAAGGTACGACAACTGCATGGCTTTTGGATTGGAAGAAACGCATCAAGAATTTTGAAACCGGAATCTACGGTCTGCCTTATGGTCCAGATGGATATAAGCAGAAGATGAAAGTCTCGATGCTGGACACCAAGAACAAAGAAATCATGCGCGTTACTTTGGGAGGTATCTGGCCTGAAGCAACAAGTGCATGGTCACTCAACTACACTGATGCAGGACGCTTGGTTGTCTCACAAGCTTTCGCAATCGACACACAGAACGTAGAAATAATCAATCGATAGAAAGTTCAAAATGAAATACACTGAAACAGAAATGCGTGTCGTCTTGGCAGACAGTCGCTATCAAGATATCGGTAATCTGCCATCAAACTTTTATCCGTATCCGGGCGAAACGAAAATGTACATTCGTCCGTTCACGGTTAAAGAGTTGAAGCTGGTATCCAAGGCTGCGATTCTGAAAGATATGAGTCATCTGATTCGCGCAGTTGATTTGGTTTGCTCGATGGATGCAGGCAATCTGTCTATCGGAGATTTCTACTACGTTCTGATGTGGCTGCGTATTCATTCAATGCCTAAGACTCCTTACGTGGTCGAATGGCATTGTAATGAAGCGGTTGTGGTTAATCGTCAAACAGGTGAGCGTTTGATGAACGATGAGAATTTTAAACTTCCAGAAGATGAAAAGAACTGGAAAGTTGAACGCTGCGAAGCTCACAACAGCGAAGTCATTCACATGACCAACGTTAGAATCATCACGCTTGATGAAACCAATTTCGACGGCATTCCACAAAACGA